GTCCGGATGAACAATATCCAGATGAAGATAACTATAGAGTTATATCTGCAATTGTTTTTAATAGATCTGTTACACTAATATGTGTATGGAAAAAATTACATTTTTATTTGAGTATGTCAGAAAATTTGCAAACACAATGGGACGAAATGGCAGGACCACCAAAAGAACGTGTATGGGAATTTAGGATTTTATAATGGCAAGAAATATTTGGGGAAATAAAGTAATAAGAAAGGAAGATAGGTATACATCAAAATCAAAGTTTACACAATCGGATATTAGATGGGAACAATTTAAAATCGTTATTTGGTTGGTATTAGGTTATGCTTATTTTCATTTTATAGCAATGGGGTGGACATGGTAGAATTTACAATTATGTTTGTATTCTTTTTGAGTCTTTTTATAGTTCTGTATATGGAATCTAAAAGAAAATGAATATAACATATAAAAATACAATTAATCCAGAGTTAAATTCTAGGGGTAAACCTATTACTTCGTGGATGGAAGACTGGACTTTAAATCATCGTAAGGCGAAGTTTTTTGAGTGGTGTAAAGCATTTGATAAACGTGAAGATGAATTGCTTAGGGATGATTATCAAATATTTTCTCACAGGCTACATTGGCATGAACATCCGTATTGTGAAGATATGAAAGATGTAGATGATTTACATGCACGTATAATGTACACTATGATATTTTCATTTTCTAATGAACATTGGTTAACACATAAAACTCTTAGAAATCATGGAATCAATGGGTTAAAGGAGAGATTTGTAACTGAGCGTCATGCTAGAAATGATTTGTTTCAAATTTATTATCCAAAGGGAACGAATGTAAAAGAGTGGTTATTAGAAGGTCCAAAAAAATGTGCTGATGATATGGTGCACGTGTTAGAAGGAAGACATAAACAATGGACGATGATGGAATTAGCAAAAGTATTTTGTAATTATTTCAAAGAAAATCAGGGATTTAGAGCTCCAATGTATCCGTGTAAAAACTTTGCACGATATATGGCTATGACTTGGCCACAAGACTACAATCCAGAATCTGTTTTATTTGGTGGAACTGGACATTTTGATGGAATGCATCAGATATTTGGTGGTAAAAACTTAATGAATAAAGTTAAGTACGATATAGAAGATGGTGAATTTATTGCAAAAAATAAATATGGAGAATTATGGTTAGATCAAATGTACGAATTAATGGATGATAATCGTAATCCAATGAGGGAACAAAAGTTTTTAAACGTAGAAGATAAAACGTGCTTTTTTTATAAGCATATTGCTATCTCTCATGGTGTTAAAAAACCAACAAAAAGGATTCCGTACGAATGGATATTCCCAAAAGATTTTAGTTTAAGGAAAGTATAATGAAAAAATTAATAATGACCGTATTAGAAGAAGAGTGTTGCAATAAACAAATCAACATGGATTCTATAGCGGCTAGAGAAAGTATAGCCTTAGCGATTATAAACAAAATGAGAAATAGTAGTGGCGGATGGTTCTTGGATTTAGGATCATACCCGCCTAGAAAATCTTCTAAATCTTAATATTTATCTAATATGGGTGTAATTAAAAGTAGAACAGAAGTTCGTGCTCCATACGAAATCGTAAAGAAATTATTTTTAGATCGTGAAGGAAAACTATTTAAGTTTTTAATTCCTTCGTTTTGTGAAGTAACTCATTACAAAGGGATTCGTCGAGGCGCCGTAATTAAATTGAAACTGTTCGATAAACCATGTGAATTTAAAGTGATAACATATTCTACAAATAAAAATAAAACATCGTTCAACTATATTATTACCAAAGGAGACATCTTTAATGCAAAGTTTTGGTCGCATAGGCATTTCATTGAACGATATGAGGACAATACGGTTATAAGAGATGAATTAGCATTTACGTCTAAAAATAAAATACGAGACGCTTTCCTTCATGCATTTTTGTTTTGTTCATTTCGAATAAGATCTTTAAAGTACAAGATCTTTTTATTTTTCAACAAGTAAAGGAGATAATAATGGCACAAAAATCATGGCCCGAAGAGCGGTCTGAGATAGCTATTTGGTTGTCTGGCTTTTTAGGAACGTATAAAAAATGGGTTGATAAGATTTTGGATAATGACGATCATGAAGTAACAAAAAATAAAATAGTAGATTTACTTTCAGATTGGATAGCAAAATTAGAAGAAGAAAGAACGAAGATATTAAAGATGTCAGATACTATTCATGAATCTACAGATGAGTGATATTTATTATTGATGAATAGAATACTTGAACAATCCTCGAATACTACTAGTTATTCAGCCGACCCGGGTGAACCGGATACTGGTTGGGTTCCAGGTGGAGAAGTTAGAATGTTAGGCTTTGAATCCGGAAAACCGGAATCATGGTTTCATCAGCTGGAATTTGAACAGGTAGAATTTCCTGTAGCAGATCATATTTATGGGAAAGGTGTTAAAGCTGTGTATAGCGTTACTAAGAACGTTCAAGTAGTAGATCTTAAAAAGATGATGAAAAGTATTGATGCTGACATTGAAGAAATTAAAAACAATACATCCGTAATGTTGGGTGATTTGAAAAAGAGAAAATAAGATGGAAGAAAAAGATATTTTAAAGGCCATTAATCAAAAATTTAAAGACTTAGCTTTACGTGGTATTTCAATAAAAGCATTACCGCCAATTGGAAAACTCCATTCCTTAGATAGAAAAGCTGTAGAAATAGATTTAAGTAAGGTTGGAGCTGGACTTGATGCAATATTTAAAGTAATGAAAGTTCAGATTTCAGTTGGACATGATAAATTAGGTGCGGCAATTTCTTTACAGTATGATTGGAAATTTTGGAATGGTGGACAAAACGGTCATAGAGCTAGACATATTTATTCATACAGTAAAAAGAAATGGGATATGGGATAATGCCGAAAGAGCTAGAACCAAATCAAGATTTAAAAATTAATGCTGGACTTGTGGGTATGTGGAAAAAAGCTGGCTTACGAGTAAAGAGTTTTAAGGCTACTAAAAAGGGTCACAATGAAATTTGGGCTGGAAAATTTAAAACTAAAAACGCGATACTTCAAATGAGCGTTAATAAGTTTGGTTTTGTATTTTATCATGCTGGAAACAAATCTGTAAACATAGGAAGACTTGATAAGCAACGTAAGATAATAGATTGGATGAAAGCAATAATTAGAAATGCTCCATGGGCCGAATCCGTAAATGAGAGGAAATTAAGTTCTCAACAAAAGAAAGCAATATTGATAGCTATAGAGATGAGTGGTAATATGACTGGAGCTACCAAGAAGATTGAAAAAATTAAAAAAGGTTTATCTAAAGATAAAAAAGTAAGGGATGCTCTTCAGCTTGCAAACGAATCGGTAAATGAAGATATAGTACGCGATGAAGTTCACGCTAAAACAAAAAGAGAACTTAAAGCGGCCATAGCAAAAAGTATGAAAGAAATATTACAGGGTAAAACACCAAAGTATGATATTATTAATGGTATGACCGGAGAGATGATTGGTTGGAAAGATGGTCACGATTATATCTGGCAACCAAGTGCAATTCCGTATGCAGAGAGAGAATTAAAATGATTAAAATAGATGTTAGCGTTGGCGATACAATTAAAGTAGGAAGATTTAAAAACAAATCAATCGTAGTTAAAGAGATTGGTGAAGACGATCACGGCATGCCGACAATTAATGGTCGTTCAGTGGTTACTTTTAGAAAAAATCGGGCCGGTGATATGTACAGAACTAAGGATAAAGTTGAAGCAATGCTTAAGGATATGGGCTTGCCAGATAATAAATAAGTTTTACGAAACTGTGAAGGTATAATTATTAGTATGAATAGATTTCAAGAAATGATAGAAGATTCGTCTCCAATCTTAGATTGGGACACACTATGTAGAGAAGTACGATGGTTGTATAAGAATAATAAGGCCGTGTTAGAAACTGTTAGCGATGGGGAGTTAAACTTAGATGAGACGGCATTAGAAATTTTTCAAGCATTAATATATGATTATGCGCTGTCTAAGTCGGATAATCCTGGTTTTAAATTAAGTTACAAATTAGCTGAGGCGTAAATATGCAAGTGAATATTCCTTACCTTAATGGTGTGGATTCTGATGTAATTTCTATTACACCAATACTAGATTTTTCTGTAAAAGTACCATATATAACTTCAACCATGGAGAGCTACGAGATGAGTACTAAAGATATTATATTGAGACTAGAAGCAGCCATAGAAGATAAAGATTGGGAAGCTGTTGAGTTACTATTAGAAGATTTAAGATTAGACGGTGATTATGATAGAGGATATGATCAATTCGGTGGAGACGAAGAATACTAAAAGATATGGGCCCGCTGGGTATCGACGGGTGTTTTTTGACAATTGAGTGCAGCAGAGTTTGAACAAGACTCGAGACAAAAGGTTCACTAACCAAATTGGCGAATTTTCGCTAGACGGGTTGGTAATAGATTGGCATTTAGCCGATACTGATTCAGCACCACTTGTTGGAGCTGAGCTGGCTTACCAACCGACTTACGCTTACGCTTAGGTCCTTGGGTTGTCTGACACCCGAGTATAAAATAAGTTAGACAAACAACTCTATGTGTGAGAGTATAAACACACCAGTTAATGGATATGTTCTGCAAAAGAAATCCACATGGTTGTTTGCTAGTTGCTACCAATGGAAACTAGCTAAGCTGTAACGACTCATTGTTAATAGCAGGCCGGACGGGAGTTCGAATCTCCCCGGGTCCACAAGATATATGAAAAAAGTTATAAAAAAGTGAAAAAAAGCATGTACATGTATAGTATTTTATGTGTATATTCTAACTAAATAAAACAGGAGTTCGTAGTGAATATGTTAAACAAGTACATTCTATCAATAATAGCCGTTACAATGATAAATGGATACATTAGTGTTCAGTTCATGAAGAGTAATAGAGAAACATACAAGGGTTATTACGATGAATTGATGTATGAGAATCAACAATTAGGACGGGAACTGGATGAATTTTATGCTTATGGTATAAAGGTTGATGTAACAATGTATCAACCAACGCGATATCAAACAGATAGTACACCGAATATTACAGCTGATGGAACTAAAATTCGTATTAATAGTGCATCAGATTATAAGTTCGTTGCTCTTTCTAGAAATCTATTGAAACGGTGGGGTGGACCATTTGATTACGGTGATTTTATTTTAATTAAGGGTACTGGTAGTAAAGATGGAGTATATCAAGTTAGAGATACCATGAATCCAAAATGGGTTAATGTGGTAGATATTTTAGAATCAAAGGGTGTTAAACAATACAAGTATGAAAATTGTGATATTTTTAAATTACCCTGGTTAAAAAAAGAAGAGGAAAATGCATGAAATTAGGTGCTGAACAGATAGTAGAAAATTGGCGACTACTACATGAAGTTATAGATACAACGTTTAAAGATGAACGTTTAGAAAATATAAAAAAGTTACACAATCATTTTGAAGATAGAATGCAGATAGCACCTGCTTCTGCTACAAAATGGTTTCACAACGCATTTCCAGGTGGATATACTTCTCACGTTTTAAATGTGATAAAGTGGTCTTTAGAATACTGGAAATTATTTGAAAAGATGGGAATGCATGTGGATGACTTAGATAAAGAGACGATTGTTTTTTGTGCAATGTTTCATGATCTTGGTAAGATAGGTGATATGGATAATGATTATTATATTACACAGCCAGATGATTGGAAAGCAAAAAAATGGGGTCGACCTTATGATCATAATCCAGAATTGCATTGGATGAATATAGCTGATAGATCGTTTATGATATTAAATCAATTTGGAATAAAGTATTCTCAACAGGAATTTTATGGTATAAAGATGGCAGATGGATTATATGATGAGGCAAATAAACCGTATTTTTTTGAAGGTCAAGAATGGAAAGCAATTAAGACTAATATTGGTTTCATAATACATTATGGAGATTCTTCTGCAACTCGATGGGAAAAGGAACAATACATGTTGTCCGGAGAAAGTGCAGTAGATTTTCCAAAAATTATGAAGGGAATAACCAAAGACGACGAGGTTTTGAAATCTCTCGATGTAGATAAATTAGGAGATTTATTCAAATGATACTTGAAATAATTACAATAGTATTCGGTATAATATTAATTGTACAACTATATGTCATATACAATTTGTATCAGAAGACAGATAGCTTGGAACAATGGGTGGATTCTACGTATATAAATATACAAGAAACATTAGCTGAATTTAGAAAAATAGACTCTACTGGTCATTTCGAAGCAGATGATGAGATAGGTGTAATTTTCACACAATTAAAAGAAACACTAGAAAACCTAGAAAAAATTACAGAGGAATAGAAATGCCCAGAAAACCAAGCAAAACACGAATGTATTTTCACGAAGGTACAGAACAGGGAATTATTGATTATAACAATGCAACATCTTGGAGAGAAAGAAATTTAATATATAACGAACACTTACGCGCTCCGTTTGAAAAATTAGTTGAAAGTATCATACACACGTTTAAGTTTTATTATTTTGATGTTCCAACAGAAGATGTTAAACACGAAGTCATATCGTTTATGATTACTAGATTGGGAAAATATAAACAAGGTAAGGGAAAGGCATTTAGTTATTTTAGTGTAGTTGTAAAAAACTGGTTAATATGTCATAATAACGGCAATTATAAAAAATTAAAAACACACAGCGATGTATTAGATCTTAAACATAAGGATGTTAAGAAAGTTACATACGTAGACGATTCAGAATCTAGACAGGCCGAATCTTACTTTTTTTCTTCGGTTAAAGATTACTGGGAAAATAATATTGATAAAGTATTTAAAAAAGATCGTGATAAAAAGATTGCATATTCTATTCTTGAATTAATGGATAAAGTTGACTCTATTGAAATATTCAATAAAAAAGCACTTTATATTCTATTAAGAGAAATTTCTGGAGCCAAAACCCAACATATAACTAAAGTTTTAAATGTAATGAAGGGTCACTTTGCCAATTTACATAAGCAATGGATCACAACAGGCTCTATTAATACAATATCTACCCTACGTCGTTTTTCATAGACTAGTATATTTATAATCAAAAGGATGTTCTAAGATGTCTGCTGATTATGAAATATACAAAGGGAAAACAATTGCCGATCTATTTAAGAAGATAGACGACAATTCCAAACGCAATAAAATTCAAATAGAATCTCTTATTCAAGAGATGATGGTCTATATTAAAGATCCACAAAGCGCTCAAACATTATTTCCAATGATTAGCGATTTCATGGAAGCTAACATCAGAAATGATGAGCTACTAGTTAAGTTAGGAGCAGTAGTTCAACGAGTTATGCAAGCAGAATCCAAAAACCAAGAGGGTGAATATGGTCTATCAGATAAAGAGAAAGATCAAATTTTAGGAAAAATAGAAGAAGCAGCACAAAATATTCAAGGTGAAATAGACGATATTCAATTGGATATTACAAGCAAGTCCAAATAGGGGACAACATGCAATCAAAAACAATCGCTGGTATCTTTGTAGATAACATTGCAGATAGTAGCAATCCAGAATTAAACCTTTCAGATGCGTTAGCAACTGAGAAGGGTGCTAGAGACATTGCCTCTCAGATGATTGCCGCATCACAAACGGTATCTATTCAAGCAGTTCCGTGTGAAGTAGATGCAGTACTTTATAACGAAGATGATTTAGATAAATTTGGATTGAAAAGTTCAGCATTTATTGGTGGTATTAAATGTACTCCAATATATTCTGCACATGAACTTGGTAGAGGTGGATCCGGATGGGTTTTTCCAGTAGATCCTCATATAAAATATTATCCAATAATTGGTGAACTGGTTCCCGTTGTAACTTTTGGTGGACAGTCATATTATTATCCTCCAATAAATTCAAAGAATAATGTTAATCACAATGCAATGGCAAAAATTACTGCTAAGAGCGGAACTGGAAAATATGATAAGTCTAAAATAAAGGCATTTCTAAGTGGAGGAAGAGATAAGGATGCATTTGAAGTTTCTGAATTTCCTCGTCCAGTTAAACAATATCCAGGTGATTGGGCTATTAACGGTCGTAACGATCAATCTATACGAATAGGAAAAGCAGCAGAGCAAGACGGTACATCATATTCTGTTATGAAATTTAGAATTGCAAAAGAAGAAAAGAAAGCAAAGAATTTATTTCTTCCACTTGAAGAAAATCCGAATGAAGATGTAGCTTCAATATACATGATGAGAAATGAAGATCTTGAGTTAAATGTAATTCCAAAGGTAGATGATGAAACTACTCCAGTTAATTTTAGTGGAGAACAAATTTTAATAGATTCAAAAAAGTTAATTTTTAATTCAAAATTAGGTGGAAACATAAACATTTTTTCAGGAAAGAATTTTAATTTTGTAGCAAGGAATACAGTTAATCTTGTTGGCGAATATATTAGGATTGGAGATGTAAATGTTGATAAAATGCAAAGTGCAGTTATGGGAGAACTTCTTTGTGAATTTTTAGCAGAACTTTTACAAGAAATTAATAGATTTGCAGGAAAGGTTAGTGGAGCAACGGGTATTGGGAATATCGGAATAACCGTTCCAATTCCAGCATTAATGGGTGCGGGATCAGGATTACAAGCATATATTTCAGAACATACGAAAGAGTCGTTACAAAAACGATTATTGAGTGGTAACATTAAATTGTCAAGAAGAAAAAGAAATTTAAAAAGAGGATTAAGAGAAGGAATTGGTAATGGCTGATTTATATTGTAAAAATATTACGTCATTAAAAAGACATCTTCCTCAAAATGCTAAACTTCTATTGGGAGATCAGATTACTGGAGGTTCTGCAATTAAAGAAAGTCATGGTGATAAATCGGCTTCAGGAATAAGTGATGCGGAGTTAGAAAAAAATAAGATTGCTTCTTCCATTTATGGTCTTAGCGGAAATATGGTAGAACTGTTTCCACTTGGCAGTGTATTGGGTCCTGGAGATTTTGTTTCAGAGGATGGATTTATCGCAGGTTCGGATGGAGTAGATGTTATTCACTCTGGTTATGGTGGTGAAGCTCGAGCTTTTGCACCTGGAACACATTTACGTGATGGAGATATTGTTATAAATGGTAAATTTAGAGATGCAGATGGTAATTTAATAGAAGCACCGGCTGTCGCATCAAATGGAAGTACAGTATCAGATGAAGGTGCCGTAGTTTCTCCAGGTGGTGCAGATCCTGAAGCGGATGAATACTGTTCACTACAAGAATTGGCTGGAAGACCAGAAGAAGGTTCGTTTTTAGATGATTTGGCTCAGGATTTAGATATTGATTTAGACATTCCTGGTTTAGACTTTGCATGGTGGGTAAAAATACAGAAAAAAATAAATGAGTTAACTGCATTACAAGGAAAATTTCTTGCTAAAACAAAGAATTTGGTTTCGTTAATAGAATTAGACCCTGAAGATGCATGCAAGTATGTTCCTGATATTAGTAAATTATTAGAGCTCATGCAAAAAGTTCAAAGAACCATTAGCAAAATTAAAAAAATATTGAGAGCAGTTAATAAATTAATTAAAAAAATGAAAAAGGCTATTAAACTTATTAAGTGGCTGTTTGCTCCAATTAGATTGGTAGAAGCATTCCTATTTTGTTTACAAATAATAGAAGGAATGGCAATAATGTTAGATCAAGCATACAAAAATTTAACAGATACAAGCAAATTACTTCCACAATTGATTTCTTTGTTGAAAAAACTTTTAGCACAATGTGCAACAAACAGAGGAGCCGAAGCAGGATTAAGTGCAGAAGAATGTGCAAAATTGGGTGGAGTTTTGGTAGATAGAAGAGCAGGCGATATGGGACCCACCACCGGTGGAAGATTAGCGAATGCATTAGATGAATTGGCTGATGGTCTTGGTGATGAGTATGGCGATGATGATTACATGAGACCAGGACTTGGATTAAATGTAGGAGATCAAGTTAATAGTGGATCTGTTGTTCGACATTCGAATCCACCAGTAATAATCAATATTTATGGTTCAGCTGGTGATGGAAGTGGAGATGGAAGTGGTGATGGAAGTGGAGATGGAAGTGGTGATGGAAGTGGAACATCGGTCCAAGCACCATTTATAGTTCCAGATGATGAATTAGATTATAGTGCCGGAGATGAAGGAGCCGCTGGATTATCAGATAATGCAGTATTATCAGAAGAGGAATTAGAAGCACTGTTAGATTCTCAATTAATAGATTTAAATGATTGTATGACAGAATTAGATGATATGGATAAAGCAAACAATTTTGTTTAGTCATATATATTATTAAGAATGAAGGGTATTACCATGAAAAAAGATACAACTAAAGCATTAAGGGGCATAATAAAAAAGATGGTGTCAGAGGAAGTTTCTAAACAAATAAAATATGTTATAAAGGAATTAACTGATCCAACACCAGTTGATGCAATTGGTAAAGAAGAGCATCAACCAAAGTATACTGAAACTAAAAAATATACTGATGATCCTATTTTAAACGAAGTTTTAAATAATACAGAGGGTGGTATATCTAATGGTGCTCCAGCTGGATTTGAAGAATATCCAACTTTGGGCGGTGGTGCTGTTGACAGTGTAGAAAAATTAGCAGGAATGCAATCTTCTATGCAACCAGTACAAGACACGGCTAATATGCCAGATTTTATGAAAAAAGCTTTTAGCGGACATTCAGCAAAAGTAGTTAAGGCAATAGATAATAAGCATGGCACTAGAACTTAAACGATTAATAAAAAATTTAGCAAACTTAAAGCATAGACAAACTTTGAAAAATAAGTTTTTGAAGACTAAGCCTAAAATTCAAGAAATGAAACAAAATGTTGAAAAGGCTAATGAAGAAGCGATTGCATTTCATGATTATGTTAAAAGGGCAGAAGTTGGAATGGATCCTGCTGGAGTTATTCCTCCAATGGAAAAAAATTCATTTAACCCTCTTGTTGAAACATTAACTACTTTAGTGTCCAATACATCATTGACTTCAACGCAAAGAATAGCGTTAGTTGCTTCTCTTGAATCATCGTTGGATATAGGTATTGCTGTTACAAATAGTGGTCAACGATATTTAACTACAAGGGCACGAGCAACTGAACTTGGAGCTTCGTTTACAGAAATGAATTCAACCCTTGCTAACGTGCTTAGTGGCGGAAAAGGAACACTTAAATAATGGCATTAGAAAATCCAAGAACAACAACAGTTAGGTTAAGAGATAAAGATCCGGATTCGAAAATAGGAATAACATTACCTATTCAACGGGGACAAAACGGGTTTTTTCAACAATCAAGTACACTGCTAGAACAAACAAAAAGTAATTTAAAAAATTTATTATTAACGGTTAAGGGCGAAAGATTAGCTCAACCAGAATTTGGAAGTAATATTTATAATATTTTATTTGAAAATATGGATACAGGTTTTTCTAAAAAAATAGAAGATTCTATTAGAGAAGCGGTAGCAAAATGGTTGCCGCATGTTATTCTAAATGCAGTAATTATAGATGCTTCACATAATACAAATACTGTGAATATATCTGTACAATATTCGTTAGTTAATGATGCGTCAGCATTAGAATCATTGTCTTTAAATTTAATACGAGCTGGAGATTAATATGGCGAGTGTAAAAACTAGGCCTAAAGAGGTAAACTATTTAAGTAAAAATTTTACAGGATTCAAATCCGATTTGATGGAGTTTGCTAAAACTTACTTTCCAACTTCGTATGCAGATTTTAATGAGACGTCTCCTGGAATGATGTTTATTGAAATGGCATCGTATGTTGGTGATGTTCTTTCATTTTATATAGACGAACAGTTTAGAGAGTCGTTACTGGTATACGCAGAAGAAAGAAAAACTATTTTTGATATTGCTCAATCGTATGGGTATAAACCAATAATGTCAACGCCGTCTGTAGCCAATCTAGATTTTTTTCAAACTGTTCCAACAACTGGTACTGGTGCAAATATAAAACCAAATTATGATTATGGTCATATTATTAAAGTTGGGTCAGTAGTAGAAAGCGAAGAATATGCTAGAACTTTTAGAACGTTAAACGAAGTTGATTTTAAACATTCAAGTTCTATGGATCTTACTACTACATCTATTTACGAGCTAGATGACGATGGTGTTACTCCAACAAAATATTTATTAAAAAAATCGTGTAAAGCAGTTAGCGGAACAGAAAAAACAGAAACGTTTGAATTTGGAACTGCTGTTGCTTATGATCAAATTAAATTGGGAAATGGTCCAGTATTAGAAGTATTATCCGTTGAAGATGCAGATGGCAATAACTGGTACGAGGTAGAATCTTTAGCACAAGATATAATTTACGATGATGTTGAAAATACTGCAGAGTTTGATGAAAATTTAGCGGCGTATAATGAAACAGTTCCATATATTTTAAAATTAATACGAACACAAAAGAGATTTAAAACTAAATTAGATGTTGATGGAAAAACTATATTACAGTTTGGATCTGGAACAGCTACTTCTGCAGATGAAGAAGTAATACCAAATCCAACAACAGTAGGAAATTCTTTTACTAATAGTAATTACCTAAACAATAATAGTGCACTGGATCCAGCAAATTTTTTGACTACGGCAGTATACGGAGCAGCGCCGTCTAATACAACTCTTACAATTAAGTATTCAGTTGGTGGAGGTGTAGAATCTAATGTTCCTTCTAATAGTATAACAACCAAAAGAAGCCTAATAACTGTTATTAATTCTTCTGGGTTAGACACTGCACTGGTTCAAGAATCTTTTAGATCTATTGCTGTTAATAATCCTGTTCCAGCAACCGGTGGGAGAGGAGAAGAATCTTTAGCAGAAATCAAAGAGAATACTAGACAGTATTTTCAAGCACAAAATAGAGCAGTTTCTAAAGAAGATTATATTACAAGAGTTTATAATTTACCTCCAAAGTATGGTAATATTGCAAAGGTTTATATAACGCAAGATGATCAGATCAATTCTGGAGAAGGAGTAATTCAAGAACAAACAATTACTCAAGAAACATTAGATGATTTTGGTGGAGAAATACCAATATCAAAGGTTCAGCAAAGAATGCCTAATCCAATGGCTTTGAATTTTTATGTTCTTGGATATGATCAAAATAAACAATTAACAACGGTTAATCAAGCTACAAAGAAAAATATTAAAACGTATTTGGGGCCATACAGAATTTTAACAGATGCAGTTAATTTAAAAGATGCGTACGTTATTAATGTCGGTATTAGGTTTTCGATTTATGTCAAGAAAGGATTTAATAAGCAAGAAATTATATTAAAATGTATTGATAATGTTAGAAACTATTTTGATCCAGATCTATGGCAAATAAATCAACCCATAATATTAGCTGATATTGCATACGAAATATCTTTGGTTGAAGGAGTTAACAATGTAGTTCCTCCAATAAACAACAATCCTTCTGGGAATTTAATTGTTTTGGAAAATAAATTTTCTCAGGCTTTAGGTTATTCGGGAAATATTTATGACATTCAATCTGCTACTAAGAATGGAATAGTTTATCCGTCTTTAGATCCAGCCATATTTGAATTAAAATTCCCATCAATTGATATTGTTGGTAAAGTTCTAGGAGATTATTAATGGCTCATTATTTTGAATATGCCGATAAAGATGCAACTATATTGAGAGGTGCAACGGAAGTTGCAACTGGTAGTTGGAAAAATACCGGAATGGATGAAATATTAGAAGTTGGTAAAAATTTTACATCTGGTACTACATCGTTTAATCAAGTTAATAGATCACTCATTAAATTTTCGACAACTATATTGTCTCAATCTGTTGCTGATGGAACTATTGGAGCAGGTGTTACATTTTATTTAAACATGTATGATGCTGGTGCCACGGAATTAAATCGAGATAACACACTGTATACGTATGCTGTTTCACAAAGTTGGGACGAAGGTGATGGAAAAGCAACTGATCTTCCACAAACAGAAAATGGAGTAAGTTGGAGATATAGAACTGCAGATACTGGTTCTGAATGGGGACACGTTGATAGTGGTAGTTGGGGCGGAACTTACTATTCAGGATCAGAATACACAGGTTCTCAAACATTTAACAAGAATGATTCAGTTGATATGAGAATGAATGTTACCAACATTGTAAACCATTGGATTAGTGGAAGTATTAGCAATGAAGGTTTTTTAGTACGACGAGGGTTGAGTGAAGAAACTAGTAGTGTACATAGTGGAAATTTTAAATTCTTTTCATCTGATACTCATACAGTTTTTCAACCCAGATTAGAAGCAGTATGGAATGATTCTGTTTATGATACTGGTTCATTGAGTGGATTGACTTCTACACAAATAGAAAGACTAACTATAAACATAGAAAATTTTAAACCAAAATATAAGAAAGGTACACTATCAACAATTAGAATTAAGGGAAGAGAAAAATATCCTGCCAAAACACATTCTGTAACATCATCGTATATGGATGTAAAATATTTGCCAAGCGGATCTAGCTATTATTCTATAGTTGATAACAGAACAAGTACTACAATTATACCATTCGGATCAGGATCTATTATTAGTTGTGATTCTAATGGGAATTATATTAATTTAAGAACTGAAGCATTAGAAGTAGAAAGAGTTTACGAAATACAGTTTAAAATAGAAAGCGGTTCGGGTATTAATAAAACTGTACAATATTTTGATGGAAATCATCAATTCTTGGTAGTAAAATAATGGATTTCGATTGGTTAAATAGTCTTGGATATTTTGAAGTTATAGAAATGTCTTTTTGGATGGGTGTGATGTATTTTGGAAAATGTTGGATAGACAATTACTTTAAAGGAAAATAGATAATGCCATATAGTCAAGAAGAATTAGAAGCAAACGAACATTATACTTCCTTAAAAGTTCGAGATGAAATAAAATATAATCAAGAATACGTATTTTCCAGAGATAAGTGGCTTGCTAAAGGTGGTGAAGCACATGATTCATTTAGAAATGAAGATGACGTTATTCAATTGTATGAAGATCCAGAAACGGGTGACTCATTTCCTACACCAAATCAACATTTACGGATTTGGTTATACCAAGTAAGATATAGAACCAACGCAGCCACTAAGGATATACTGGATAGAGAATTTAAGGAGTTCTAATGCCTAGCTCAAAAACACGCAGGTCAACAGATATTCCTAAAAAGTTATATGATCTAATAGCATTACCAGATGCAAATGATTATACAACATATAGGGATGGTGTACAATATCCTCAATTTTCAGGAGAAGGTTATACGTCCGTAAAGTGGCCTGATGCTCTATTCGGTTTAGATCCTAATGATATTATTAGAATAAACATTTATGGAAACAATAACGAATTAATTGCTACAGAATATGTTACCCATGATAAATTCGAATCGTTTATAAATTCAAGTATTCCGAGTCATCCAGCTATTGTTAGTTTGGATGCTGGTAAAATTTTAAGAGATCTCGGCTATCGTAGAGGAAGATTTCATTTGACTTTTGATTTTATGAGGATAGAAGCTGGAGGACCATTTCCGTTATTGGTTAATGGAGCAGAAAGGATATTTAAAGGTTCTTTTGAAGAAACTGAAGGCAGTATTTTTGCAGCGGAACCGCATATTGATTCTGAAACAAATGAAGGCGATCCACTATATGTAAAAGAAAATAAATTTATTCTTCAAGAAATATCATCTGGTAAGGATGAAGTTATAGTATCTCCGGCGTTTATTAACGATGAGAGTTATAGGGAACGATTTAGAATGGCAGCATATAACTGTCTTAATTGGTTTCCAGAAGAAGGAATGACGGCTGGGTTTCCTGGAATAACATCAAATTTTATAACATTCAATACTGGAACAAATTTACCAAGAAATTGGGTCAATGGAACAATAAGAATTAATGATGCTTATTTTATGGGAAAAAGAATAACCCCTGAAGAAACTGATGTTTTAGTAGTAGAACCAGAAATTGATATAGAAAGCAGAAGACCAAATTTGCTTGGCGATATGAATATGGATAGTTTATTTGGATGGGCAGCTCATGGATCATGGCCAAATGCTGGAGTACTGCTAAGCGATAACGGTTTCGGACACAGAGCATTGTTTTTAGATGCCGTAGCCGAACCAAATCCAGCAGGTCAATTGGCAATCAGAGCAATTATACAGAATACTATCCACTTAGATTATGAGAGTCGCCATCCAAGTTCTCTTGTTGGAACTAACTTATCTTTTAATTTAAAATCATTCGATTGTCCAGTTGATCTAGAAGGAGTAACCTTTACAACTAGCGCGTATGTAAATGCACCGTCTGGAAGTATTGTACGATTAAGAGCTCACTCTGGTCCATGGGGAATAAGTGGAAATGATGCAGTGTCCGGACCATATACTGCTACTGGTGAATGGCAAAGAATTTCTCATACTTTTACTCTAACAAATACATCAACTAGGGCTTTACAAATAAGATGTCAATGGGATCCAAGAAATGCAGGAATAGATCCCTCTCAAGAATCAAGTTTGGGTCAATATGCTACGTGGGCTGGAGCTCAGTTAGAACAGGGTTCTTCTATGACACCGTTTACTCGATCACAAGGTTTTGAAGATGGAACAGTAGAAGTTGCAATAAACGGTACTATTAAATTTCAAGATCCGGATGGGGTTTTAATGAATGCAGTTTTTGCAGACGGTGATGATACGTTTACTCCAATTATGACTGGAGGAACTTTAAAAATTCATGATGCAATTGCGATTGATGATTTATCTGAAGTTACAATGTTTAGCGATGCAGACATAGAAACAATATTCGAACCAACAGTTATTCCGAAAGATGGTGACGAAGGAAAACCAGGTGGTTTCTCACCAGAAGGATGGGATCAAGAATTAAATGGACAAGCTATAGCTGTAAGAGATGAAAATGGTGATTTTATATGGAGTAGTGGATATAACGCATTTGGATCTGGAAACAAATGGTCTAATGCTGGTACCGCAAAACATGGATACCAAGCCCAATGGAGAAAGGGTAAGGGAGTCGATGGTGGTCCAGCTATGTTTTTCCCAGATTTAAATTATCAAAGTTATATTTTAGAAGCTATGAGAGCGGCTGCTTTAGAGGAGTGGTCAAATCCAGCTAAGAGTTGGTATCTTACTCGGGGATTGGCTGATCCTCGTTTTGATAACAATACACAGTTGGCTAGTTGGTGGCCACATAGATGGATGGGAATTGCATGTGGATGGAATACTATTGGAGCATTGGCTGCGTATGGTGTAAAACCAGGAGATACTATTAAAGTAAGTTGGATGCAAAAATCGGCTCCGGTAAATTTTGATCAGGGTGGTAGAAAAGGTGCAATGATTGGACTAGATCACTTTTTACTTGATGAATTAACACCTCCAGAGCCTCCAGTAGTTGAAGCAAGTGAAGTGTACGAAATGGATAAAGCAATTTACGAAGCGATGAGTGAAGTAAATGTGTTTGATATAGCTACTGATTGGTTCGATCCGGAAGAAATTGTAGAGGGTGAATACGTTAATATAAGACCAGATTCGGGTGATACACCAGAGGGTTTCTATGTAGTATCACCTTCAGATTATCCAGAAGCAAAACCTCCACCACCCGCTCATAACTCTCCAGGAGCAAGAAGTCCAAGCGGAATATGGCTAGTAACGGATTTAGATGAGCAAGAACGTAGGGGAATATTAGATGAAATAGAAGAACTAGAACGGGAAGATTATGAATCCGGACATTTTAAAGAAGGTGCGTACATAGCTCAAAGAGCAAAATTACAACAAAGATTAAATAGCATGAATCAGGGTGGAAGTGCCAGAAAATCTTGGACATTAGATGGCGAAGTATCAAGTGATTTTGAGTGGAATCAGAGTCAGAATCAGTGGATTTTAAGAGTAGGTGTAGAGAATCGAATGGTGGGTGAGGTTAGACCAGGTTTTGTTAATATAAATGGTGCATTGGTTGAAAGTGAGGCGTTTGGTTGGAGATGGAATGGTAGTTCATGGGAATCAAACTATGTTTACTTAGGAAATTTGGGTTCCACTACAACGGGTCTTTTTAGAATAGTTTCACACGATGGATTTTTATTTGAAGCTTCTAATGTAAGTTTTTATCCAAGTAGGGATGATTGGGTTTCAACAAAAAATATTTCAGCAGATGAAAATTGGACTTGGAAAGGAATTGATGGATGGGTTTTAGATGATAGTGTTGAAACAGAAGAAACGGCTGATGGAAGACATATTGTAAGAGTTAAAACGATGAGATTGGATAGAGCGCACATTAGTGGTGGTGATAATGAGGGAGATGGAACCACTATGCACTATCTTCCATGTAGTCTATACAATGAATGGGAAGAAGTATCGTTTGATTTTGTAGTAAGTGAAGAGTTTAGTTTAGAAGATAACACGTGTTTACGAGTATACGGACATAAAGGTGATTACGGAACACTTTATGTTGATAGTATACGAATAGATTTACTTATGACTTCAGAAATGAGAGCATCAGTTGATGATACAGCATTATTGGCACCATTAGAACTAGTAATTGATGAAGTTGTTGATTCTAATACTATTAGAGTACAGAACACTTACGAGGAAGCAGCGGAACAACAAGGATCTGTTCTTTCTAATTTTAGAGTTAATAAATATTCTACATTTGATAGAGGATTTGAAGTCGATTATGTTAGTGTTCCAGCTAGTGAAGATAATGTCTACGCAAGATACGAGGGAAAAGTTTTAGATGTTGTTAACGATGATGCACCAAAAAAGATTGTAGTTGATAAAACATATCAAGAATTTGGACAAGAAATAAATGCAATAATGTCAGGATCGGAAGCAGTTAACGCAACTACTGCATTTGAAGATTATTTTGTTAGATATCGAATAAATGATCCAGATAATTTATACACATATATGATTACTGGTCCTGATTCTAAAACGCTGATTACAAATTTTAAACCGGTAAATTCTGAAAATTATCCGGGATCAATAGCATATAAATTATTAGAACCACTTTCTGATGATTTTGAACCACTAGACATGGTTTATATTGCAAAAGAAGTTACACCGTCGTTAACAGAAACTGTAGATTTAATACCGTTTTTAGATGAAAAAATATCAGATACAGTATTAAGGTTACCTAGATTTCAAGATTTAGAGTCTCCAATTAGAGAACGACAAACAGAATATTTATCTCATACTGATATTGTTGGAAACGGTAAATGGGTTAGAGAACAATTAGAAAATAAATTATTAAGTGGAAGTCTTGAAACAGCAAAAATTAATGTAGATTACAGGCAATATAAAAACTTTGTACATTTTGGTTCAGCCGAAAAACGATTGTACAATATGAAAACAAAGCTTACTAATTTAGAATTGTATCAAAATTATAGTTCATCATTAACTGGAGATTTAAGTGGATCAGGATATTTAGGAAGTTCACAAGGGACTTCAGTTAGTGGATCTGCAGTTGATATTCAAAAATGGGAGGATTCAGCTAGAGAGGTTATTAATGCTTTTGATGATTTTGAAGAATACATGTACGTTCAAAGTTCTTCATATATTACCAGTTCAATAGGAGAATTTTATGATAACGCTGCTCCTAAATTATCCGGTGATGGTACACTAACCAATCCGTATCAGCTGTATTCAGTTTCTAGTTCTGTATTTACTACGTGGTACAGTGCTTCTCAAGTAACTGCTAAAGTTTATGATAGAAATAATGCAAATAGATTGGTTAACTTATTACCAGAGCATATTTCTTATGATCAAACAAATAATCAATTCTTAACATTTATGGATATGATTGGTCATCATTACGATAATATTTGGTCCCATGTTGTTGCATTAACTGATGTACATGATAGAACAGAAGATGTAACTAAAGGAATTTCTCAAGCTCTAGTAGAACCGGTTGCAAAGGGATTTGGTTTTGAAATGCAAGAAGGAAGAGATCTTGTTAGATTACCTCAATATTATTTAGGATTACAAGAGTCCGGTTCTCAAACTGGAGTATTCAATGTTAGATGGAGTAAGAAATCTCAAAAAGATGTAACAAGAGAAATATGGAATAGAATTCTTGCATCGATGCCTTACATATTAAAATCTAAAGGTACCAAACAGGGATTAAAAGCAATAATTGCAGCGTATGGTATACCAACATCAATATTGAGAACGCAAGAATACGGTGGACCTAAGATCGCTGGAGAAAAAGATTACGAAATAAAACAAAGATTTACAAAAGCATTAGACTTTCAGGGTGGTCAATATCTTGAAGCACCGTGGTATCATACTGGATTTGGACGAACACCAGATACAATTGAAATGAGATTTAAAACACCGTATGAAGTTGATACTGTGCTAGCGCAAAAGGTTAATTCTACGGATGGAATAGATGCTTCGATTTATATTACAAACGTAACAGCATCGGATGCTAAAGGTAGAGTTGAATTTGTAATGAGTAGTAGTGGTCATGGTGAATACAGTATGAGTTTAGGGGAATACTCTGTATATAACGATGAATATTGGTCATTAATGTTAAGACGTAGAAGTACAATATCATCGTCAATATCAAGTTCTTATGATAGTATGCATGTTCTAACTGATGCTGATCCGTTAACTCAAAGTTTTGATTTATTCTTGGGTTATTATGATTCAGGAATAGATGAAGTTGTAGTTGCAAAATCTGCTAGCATGGATATATCAGGAAGTTTATTAGCAAATTATTATAGAACAAGTAGTGTTGCCGGAGATGATAATTGGTATTTTGGTGGTAAGCGAAACGATGCTAGAAGAGGGTCTAGATTTTCTGGTTCGATGATGGAAATAAGATATTGGGGAACACCGTTAACATCATCTGCATTTTATAACCATGTAGCGGCTCCAAAAGCAGTAAATGGAAATCATATTAGTTCATCGTATTATGATATGTCATATAGACTTTCATTAGATGATTACATTAATTTGAGTACTACTCCGTATGGTTTAAAAGATTATTCACTTACAGATGGTCAATTATATGCAACTGGATCTGGATTTGCAAATGAAATTAATTTTAGTAATGTATCAGATAGACAGAAAGCATTTACTCCGGCAATTGGATTGGGAAAGAAATCTAATAAGATAAGAATTGAAGGTAGTATATTAAAAACTCCCGATGGATTACCAGCAGTTTTAAGTCCTACAGAAAGAGTTGAACTTGGTTCTTACGACTTAGCAGCAAATGATTCTAATAAGTTGGGAATATTCTTTGCACCGAGCGATGTTATAAACGAAGATATTATATTATCATTAGCAGATATGGATTTTGGTTCTTATCTTGGAGATCCTCGAGATGATTTTGAAGAAGATTACTATTATGGAAGATTTAAACGAGTAGCAGATACATATTGGCAAAAATGGACAACAAAGCAGGGATTCTGGGATTATATTAAATTGATCAAATATTATGATTTAAGTTTATTCGATCATCTTAGAAGAGCTGCGCCAGCTAGAGCTAAGAAAAATATTGGTCTTCTTATTGAACCAACAATATTAGAACGATCTAAAGTTGTTGTGGGTGCTCCTCCATCCATGGAAGATTTAAAGAAAAGAGCCATATTAGATCTGACACATCGTTTTCCTGTTTCAGGTTCTCAGCAAAGATATAGAGGAATATTAGATTATATAGAATCGTATCAAGTAAGTGGATCTGATGTATTACAAAGAAATGGAATTTTAGATACAGATCTTGGTGGTGAAATAACAAGTACTAAAGAAATAAGAGAGGCTTTATTTCATTGGGATTCTACTCAACCTACCGGTAGTAATTTATTGGAATACGGAACAATACCACTTCCTGGAACTGCAGTGACTGCATCTTCAGAACGTATTGATTTCGAAACTTCCGGTTCGGATGGAGTAATAGCAACAAATATTTCTAGCTTTAATTTTCAAACTTTACAGGAACCAGTAGATTCGTACAATGATTATAGTGGTTCGT